CACCTTTGCTGTGCAAAGAAGACTGCTTATAGCCAGCCATGTACGCAAGAACTTCTTGGTCATGGTTGTCTGCCAAACGATAGGCAGCACGGCTAGTTGCAAGGTCCATGAAATTGACGTGGCTGTGAGCCTCTTCAATATCGTCCATTTTAAAAGCAAAGTAGTTTGCTTTGTCAATAACTAAATTAAAATCTGCATCTTCTAAATCTTGCGCTGTGACATTTGTGCCACGTGCATATTCAGAAACAGAGATTTCTGGTTCTTTAATGATCTTGACGGTATCGCCTTGACCACTGATCTCTCCGAAATAATCAGAGTTAGTAATATCCCCAACAACAGTAGACTTGCGGAATGCAAGCTGTACCTGTTTGCTGTAGATAACTGGGCTAAAATTACCGTTAGGTAGATTTCCATAACCCGTAGCTGTCTGGAATGCCATTATATTAATCCTTTGCATTAAGACACAGATACAAACTACAAACGGTATGTAATGAGGCTAAGTCTAATGGGTAACGATATTGTAAAAAGTTGGCCGACCTTTTACATAACGGGCCAATGTCTTTAGGTAGTCTTTAAAACTATTTATGTTTGTGAAAAAAGATTTAACACAGGTAGTCCAAATAAATAGGAGGCTGTGTTAAACCTGTTGTATATAGTTATATTTTTTATTTAAGACTTGTCAAGTCTTTTTATCGTGCGCTACCAGAAATATCGTAAATAAATTCACCTTTTCTAATAGCTTCCATGATTTCATCTTGGTGTTTCTCATATTCTTTAGAAGACATTTTATTTACACGTGACTCAGACATTTTAGTATTATTAGATGTAGCGTCTGGTTGACTACGTGTATTACGAGTATTCACCGACTTAGCAGCTTCTTTGTTACTGCTAGGTTTTTTTGTCTTGATATTCATGTCTGCTTTGTACAAATCAATAGCACGTGCTGCAGACCTTGCATCGTTATCATTTTCGTATAGTGCCTCTTGTACCCACTTAGGCTGTTCTTCTGCCCACTCATGGAATTCATCACTGTCACGTATCTCACCAAAGTCAGGGTGCGCTTTAAGTAATTCTACTTCAGCTTTCTCACGTGATGCACTTTCCCGTAATGTATCAATTTCTTTAATACGTTCCTGTAAACCTTCTTGTTGTTCACGTGCTTTCTTAATAGCAATAGTTTCAACAATAGCAGCTACATCTGGATACTGGCTTGCCCATGCATCTATGTCTTCATCTGACTTAGGTAGTTTAATTTCTTGTGCAGCACTTTGTTTAAGCTGTGACTCTAGTGTAGTAATACGAGCCTCTAAGTCTGCCTTTGCTTTTTGTGATCCTCTACGTAAATCAGCATAGCGTTTCTTATAACTCTTTTCTTCTGCACCTTCTGGCTCTGCATCTTCTTTGGCCTGTACTTCAGCTTCTTTTTCTGCGCCTTCACGTTCTGCCATTAACTCACGTAGTTCTTTTTCATCTTCCTCTACACGTTCATGCACTCTACTCTTACGTTGCATCATCATTGACTTGGGCGGTTCTTGCGCCTCTACTATTTGGTTTTCCATTTTAGTTCCTGTTTACTGGGGCCACCGTAGCCTGTGTTGTAAGGGGAGTGGGTAGGCCAGTTCTAATTAACAGATTAAGTACGTGCTGCTAATCCACGTTTAGGGGCAGGTTCTACTGTGGCAAATTGCCCTAGCATACGATCAAACTCTGCACCAAAAACTTTTGCAATAACTTCCCTTACAGGTCCATTCATTGCTTCACGTATGGTAGTTTTTTCTTCTTCTGATAGTTGTTCGTAGTTATTCCAAACTTCAATAAAATCAATTTCCATTACTTTACTATTCCTTTACTGTATAGAACAGTCCAATCTTTTTGATCTGTAAATAATCCAATGCTATAGCAAATAGCTTCACTTACATTTTTAATTAAGTATCCTAGTATTGACCTCTTTTTATATTCTTGAGGTTTAACTATATGTGCTATCTCTTTAGCTCTCGCTATTGTAATGTATTCAAAAATGTTTGTCAAGAGGGTAGATGATCTCATTCGTACTACCATTGGAATTGCCCAATAATGATAGCCACGTACTGTAATAGGTGACAAGTGCTTGGCTGTATATACTACGTCCATACGGTATAGATCACGATCTAACTTACCTTGTTTGTATAGTTCAGTACAGATAACACGTGAGCTACTACCATCACCGCCATCACGGTCACGTTCTTGTTTTGCGCTTTCTCCCGGCCCACCACCATCAAACATGTCTGCAATACTAGTAAATCCACCTGTATTGCCGAGAGGATCGGCTGGTTTGCTAGGTGTGCCGCCTTTACCATCACTAGTATTATAACGCACACCGTCTTTAGTTACCTGTTTAGCTGTAGCTTTAGCAGGTTTACCGCCTTTGTCTTGCTGCGTAATTCCCGGCCCTGTGTACTTGTCACCATTTAGTTTAGTTTTTTTACCAAATGCACTTTTAGTATATCGTGTACCTTCAGCATCACTAAATACTGTCATAGCACCACGTTGTGTACCTGCAAGACCTTCATAACCTTTTAAATCTCTAACTTTAGTAGCCTTACCATCAGCCCGTTGTAAAACACCAGCTTCATTACCATCGCTGCCAGCAATCTTACCTACAGCATAGCCGCCTGTAGTACTGCCTGTGTAACCACGTTTAACTTGATCATTATAGTAACTAGAGTTTTTAATACGATCAGGTATTTTAGCTGTTGCTGTAGCAATTTCTTTATTACGTGTTTGTATTCTAGTCCGTTGTGCTGCAGCTTCTCTGGCTCTAGCTTGTGTAGGAGTTTCTAAAAATCCTGTTACATCACCTTTTTCAAAACCTTCCATTTCATCACGAAAATAATCAGGAAATGCTTGTTTTGTTTGAATAGGTCCAAACATATCAGGAGATGCTTGAAGTGCTGCAGCTTCCCTTTGTGCTTGAACATTTTGCAATTCTGTTTGTGTATAACCACCTCTAGGTCCAGTAACAGTACCTGCAGTGGGTACTCTAAATGCTTGATCTGTTTGATAATAATTTCTATTTGTTTGATCAACAACGGTTGCTGGTGCGGAATAAGTTATTCCTGTTGGGCCAGTATCCTGTATATTATTGGGTGCATCACCACGACTATAAATATCACGTGGGTCTGCACGTGTTGGAGTAGGCGCAGGTTGAGTTATAGGACTTGGTAGTTGCACTACAGGATTAGGTTTTACCTCTTGTTTTATTTGTGGTTGTGCGCCAGCTACTGCTGCATTTATTTGTTCATCAACAGGATCAGGATCGAAAATTCCTCTGGTTTTATCTCCAGCTATATAATTGTTAAAGCCTTGTCTAGCATACCTTGCAGCAGCATCTAAAAAAGGTTCATTTGGTCTAGCTAAAACTTCATTAGCTATTATACCTGCATCTGTAGTTCTAGCTTGAAGGTCTTGTATTTCTTGTGGGTTTGGTTCTAGTGCAGCTACTTCTTCTGCGGGAATAATAGTACGTAAATTGCCTACAGGCTCACGTTGAGAATCACGCTTTTCTCCTGTATAATATTCTTTATCGTATCCTCCTAATGGTGTGCCTGATCCAGCTTGTGCATCAGGAACTCTATCAGGAGCAGATGCAGGTTGAGGTGGTCCTGTTACAAGAGGGGATGTTATAGGAACTATTCTTTTTTGTGTAGAACTTTTATCTTTTAAAGGTGTGGGTGTTTGTATATTACCTTCACCAACTCTAACTCCCATACCGGGAAATGCAGTAGGTTGTCTAGGGTCTTGATTAGTAAATGCACCAATAGCTGTACCTTGTGGTCCTGTTTGAGTAACAGGTGCAGTAGTACTAACATCAGGACGTAACATAGGTTTAAGACTTGTTGTAGGTGCAGCAGAAGTAGCAGACTCAATAGCTGACCCTGCACCACTTACTTCTGTTACTGCAGCATTCTGTGCAACCTTTGCAGCATCTTGTTGATTAATGCCAAGTGCATTAGCAACAGGAGTAACAAGACCTGTAACAAAATTTGTTATGCTGGCAAACAGCCCTTGTTTTTTCTTAGGGTCTGTTTCGCCGCCATATTCTTTATAGGCTGCTAATGCTTTAGTTCTAGCAGGACCAAGTTCCATTCTATCAATGCGGCTTTTCATATCATTCATTAAATTATTTTTATGGTTATTCATTATTCCAGCAGTTAATAAACCAACGCCGGGAATAGGAATCATAGCAGCAATAGCTAAACCTGCCGCACTACCTGCTTTAGCACCAAAACTATTTTGCTCTGTCATGTAAGCAAAAAATTCATCATCGTTCATGTTTCTATAATCAGGAGCAGGTTGTGGTACAAATTGATTTTGATTACTATCATCATCTTTATTAATAACTTTAATAGCATCTTGTACTGAACTATCTTCAGATGGAGTACCATCATCGCCTAAGTCACCTTCAGGTGGAGTGTATAGTGTATATCCTTCTGGTATAGGTATAGTAGCCATACCATTTACAAAAGTAATAATTATACTTTTACCTTCTTCATCACGATATTCTTGCATAGTTACTACAGGGTTAGTGTAACCTTCATACACAATAGGTGTTTGCGTACCAGTAGATGTAGCGTCACCCATTGTAGGTACAGGTGCAGTTTCTAGTGTTTGCATTTCTGGTACAAAGCCACCATTAGCAAACTTCATTGGCTCACCTTTACCACCAACTACAATAAGATCAGCCATTTCAAATGGTAAGTCATCAGGCATAGTAGCCTCTTCACTATTGCCCATTTGTCCCATGCGTTCCATTTGTTTAAGGCCCATCTTAGCTTCTTGTCGTAATGCCATCATTTTATCTAGGCCATGATAACGTACTACATCTGCAGGAAAAACAAACTCACCTTCACTTATATTAATTTCTATATCGTCACGCACACCTTCTTTAGTGCCGCCTATAGGTACACGATTGCCTGACGCTTCATCAATCTCGCCACCTTCGTCTTTTAATCCACCTAGTGCAAATGCTTGCTGAGTCTGGTTATTCATAGATACTACTCCACCTTCTGCGTAATTCTTAGGAGGTACTACACCACCCATGTTAAACCTGAGTGCCTGTGTTTCAGGATCAAAGTCAAAGTCTGTTATGTCTATTTCGGTTGCGGTACTAGTACGGCCTTTAAAGTTACCTGCTGCTGGATATTCTAGCTTACGAGTACCTATTTTTATAGCACCTTTGGTTTCTGTTTTAAGATTATTTAAAACTTTTTTTAATGCATCTTGATATGTTTTTTTAAATATACTTTCAAAATATTCTTTAGCTAATTTATCATATTTTATATTATAATATTCGTCTTGAGTAATTTTACCATTTTCAAGATCGTTATATAACTCAGCATTTTTTATTGCTGTTGGATTGCTATCATCTGCTTGATCCATTGCATAATCAAAAGTATTAATACGTTGTCTGGCTATTTCTCTATAGTCAGGTACTACAATTTTATTAATGTTATTTCTTTTAGCATAGTTAATATTAGCAAGTATTAATTTTTTTACATAATCACTTCTAGTTTCTATAGGAGGATTAATAGGCAAACCTTTTTGTTGTTGTTCATAGGCTTTTTGTTGCTGTTTTGAGGCTTGAATTTCTGTTTCTATATCGTCAAATAAACCATCAATAGTGTCATCAACATCTAAACTATCTCTTCCATATTTAATACCATTTTCAGTTTCAAGACTATTAAAAATTGCATTTTTAGATACTGCATCTATTTCTGCTCTACCTTTAAAATCAATACCATGCTCTGTTTTTAATAGTCTAGCTAAGTCTTCCCCTGCTTCAAATCTATTTATATTATTTTTGTGCATATTTATATGGGCTTTTTTTATGTCATTTATTATTTTACTATTAGGTATAGTAAGCCCAACATCCGCATCAAATTCTAATTCTTCTAAAGCAATTTCAATGTTTTGATCAACAATATTATCTATAGATTCTACATCAGGAGAAGTAGGAGCTTTACCTTTTTTATCTGCTTTTTTTAATTTTCCATAATCTGTAGCTACATCACTTTGCATTTCTTCAATTAAAATGTAACGATCTTTATCTTTTATATTTTTGTTGAAGTACAGTTCCTGAAGGTTTGACAAACCTGCAGGAGTTTCTATTCTAATAGATGATCTAGTATGCCCTAAATTAGTTTCAGGTTTGCCAAAATGAACTTTAGTCCCAGCAGCATCTAAATATTTTGTTGAATCTACTGTTAATACAAAATACTCTTCTTCTTTATCTTTAACATTTTGTCTTTGCATTCCTTTATATTCATTATACATAGGATCACCAGAAGGGTTTACTTTTGAAATAGTATACTCTTCAGAGCCATCACCTTTAGCTATGTCAATAACTTCTTCTCTAGTGTATTTACGTTGTGGGTCTAACTTTAAACTAAAGGATGCACGTTCTGAACTTTCTACATTAGGCGCACGTTTATTTAAAAACGCAGATATGTTTTCTCCTTTAGTGCCTTGTTTGCCAATAGGCATTTCTTTTAGTGTATTGATTACAGGACTATAAAACTCACCAAGTTGATTAGGGTCTTTTTCTTCTACTGCAGATAAAAAATCTTTTACTTCTTGACTTGCTGATTTATCAAAATCTGTTTCAGCAGGTTTTTTTCTTGCTTTAACTAAAGGATTCATTTGAGACTTAGGCTTAGTCCTACTTGCATCCTTGGCTGCATCAGCAGCTTTTACAGCAGTTTTTAGAGCTTTAGTTAGTAGACCCATTCTGTAGTACCTCTTCCCTTAATAAAAGTAATCTGCGTAATGTATGTATTGCACCTTGCGCTCTATAGACTATAACACTTTCGTCTGTTTGTTCCATAGACCGTTGTTGTTGTTTAATTAAATCCTCAACATAGTTATTGAATTGGTCCCATTCCTGCTGGTTGACCACCAGCGGCTTGAGGTTGTTGAGTAGGTTGTTGTTCATTTCCTGTAAATCCTTGTTGTCCCGGTGCAGGTACTCCACCTGTACCTATCGTCGCTCCACCTACGCCAGATGCGTCTACTGGTGGTTGTCCACCTTGCGGTGGTTGTGGCTGTTCCTGTTGAAAGCCCTTCATCATTTCTGCTTGCAGTGCAGCTTCATTCATATTGTTTGTTACCTTGTCTGGATCAAGATCAAGAGACTTTGCAATCTCACGAATAATATAATCAAACTTAGTAAAGGGTGCTAGTGACGGTGCGGCTGCAATCTGCATAAACTGTGTAAGGCGTTGACTGCGTACCTCATTAGCCATAAGACTTTCAGTACCACGTGCTTTAACTTCCAAGTCACCCTTAATGTCAGGGTCAAAGTCAAACTGCATGTTAAACCTAAACAAACCCTCACCCAGTGGACGCAGTAAGTAGTCATCAATGTTCTTAACTACGGACTTAATACTTCCCTGTGCTGCACCCATAAGCATACTAATGCCTGATGCAGTTCTACCTACGCCTGATACACCTGTTTGCCCATGAGCAAAGCTAGGAAAGCCTGTGCTTTCGTCAGCCAGTACACGTGCCTTATCAAACAGTTGTAGGTTTTCTCCTGATACATTAGGAAACTTAGTACCAAATATGGCCTGTCCCGGTGCGCCACCTTGACGCCTAAAGACCTTGCCGGGATACAATGACAAGTCTTGACCGGGAACTAGGTTTGTTTCATCAATCTCTATAAGTAAATTACCCGACAGTACAGCATTATCTACAGCCATACGCATAAAACCATTCATTAGTGTTTGAGTATCGTCCATGTTTTCAGCGATACCTACACCAAAGAAGCTATAGGGATTGAGTTCATACGGGGCAGCATGATACGGTATACGGGCAGGTTTAAATGGATTAATTACCATACGTAGTAGTTTACCATTACACACCCAAACATTAGCCTGTAGTTCATCTACATCACTAAGTTCAGAGGGAATGTCTACACCCTGTTCTTCTAAAAAATCTACATCAACCATGCCCCAATACTCTAGTACCTCATAGCGTTCTACGCCATGTTCAGGTGCATAGTCTGATAGATCATCTTCCCAAAATTCTTTATAGTAATTTTCACCAAGTTGTATTGCCTCATCAATTACATTATCTCTAAAGAAAGGTCGTTTCTTGAGTTGACGTAACTGTGTACGTGACATTTTATGACGTTCAATTACATACTGTGCCTCATCCATATTGTTTGCATCTGGATCAGGATAAAAGTTCCACACAGATACATGAGATACCTGTGGTACTGTTTTAATAGTAGGGCTATACTCACCCTCTTCATTCCAATGAGGGTACTCTTTGTCAACAGCAAATGGACCCTTCATAACACCAGTACCAAACAATGCCATTTCAAATGCAGTATTACGTAGATGTTTACTTGCATTAGATTCTTCTAGCTGATCCTGTATTTTCTTTTGCATTTTCTTGGCTGCTACCATAGCTGGGCTAAATGTAACAGCGGTAGGTGTCATACCTGTGCCATTCTTTAAACCGTCTATGCCACGTAGTTTATCTGTAAAAGAACCAAGCATTTCGCCTAGTGTTTTACTTGTAGCACCTTTGGCTAGTTCTTTACCATCACCTTTAAATCCATATGGAGTTACAGGATCACTTTCTTCTGACTCTTTAATTTGCTCTGGTTCTTTAGGATCAAAGTGTACATCTGCTACAACACCCTCTGGTAATTCTGTAGGGTCTACTGTTAAAGGAAACTTATTGTTAGCAAACATAATAGATTCAAGCTGTTGATATGCAGCTAGTGTTTTAGTTTTAGTAACCTTAATAAAAACTCTTGACTTTTCAGCTTCAGTAAATTGTACATCAGGGCCGTATATACCACGGTAGTTTCTGTATGCAGCTAACCAGCGTTGTTCATCTTGATTACGATAATCTTCTGCACGTTTAAAGCGTCCCTCAATATAAGGAATAATGTTATTGGTTTGATAATCGTCTATAGAAGACTGCTCACTATCCTCTAGTACTATTGATTCGTCTTCAATGAATGTATTATCTTCTTCCATTTATATTTCCTTAATATCCAAAAGTTGAGTCTGCCATTGGCATACTGTTCTGAGGTGTGCCTCTACTGTCATAATCAAATATACTAAAACGTGGACGAGACATTATACCATAACGTAATGCATCATACAAGTGATCTTCAGCGTGGGTATCTACATCTTCTGGATTCTTTTTATCCAGTGGTATAGCAGGTAGTTGTGCTATAGTTTCTGTACAGGTATTAAAAAACACCATACGTGGTTCTTCTGTAAACTCGTCTACCTGTAAACGCCTGTGTATTTCGTTCTTACCAGCTACACGTGAGCCTTTACTTCTATCTGAAGGACGCCAGCGACAGCCCCTCATAATCATTTGTTCTGCTAGGCTAGGGCCAGTGTCACCACGTTTATGCCATAATGATGAGTCAAGTACGCCATATCGTATATTACCATCACCAGCTTCTGCCTCAAGTACCATGTCTGCTAAGTCTACGGCAAGAACTTTAGATACATACAACTCTCTGTACACTACCAACTTCTCGTCAGGACTAACTGCAAACCATAAAACTCCTGTGTAACTTCCGTAACCGTAATCACAAGCTCTAAACTTAACCCAGTTATTAGGAATTTCAAAAGGCTCAATGACATGATCGTGTCTGTTAAACTCAGTGAAGGCTGCACCTTCTTTAATGTCCCAATCACCGTCTAGTAATTGCCTACGTTGTTGCTCTGGTAGTGACAAAAGCATTGCTTCATAGTCACCCTGTTGCGACAGGTAAGGATTATCTTTTAGTCTTGCAGGAATAAACCTGCGTTTAAATAATGGTTTACCTGCTTTAGCATGTCCTGCAGGATACTTTAATGGCTCACCTGTTTCAATGTCTGTAGCTATAAATGACTTACCTGCAGGTGAGGGGTCTATAAACATTTTCTTAACCCAGTGATGGCCTCTGCCGCCGGGATTTGTAGTTGCCCTCATACAAAGAGGTAACTCAGGGTCTGCTGATCTTAAACGTGACCTCATATAATTCCAAGCAAAAGGTGTAGCCCATTGGGTAAGTTCATCAAAACCGATCCAACTAAATGCCAATCCTTGATACTTAGTAACATCCTGATCCTTATCTAAATAACTCATCCACAGAGTAGCCCCTGATGGTGCAGTCCATTGCATCTTACGTTCTGACCATTTAATACCGGGCCAAATCTTAGGGTACATTTCCTGCGACTTACTAATAAGTTCTCTTAGTTCTTCTGTTGTGTGACGTAGTAGTAGGCCACTAAAGCTGGAATTACCCATGTACCTAAGAGGATCAGCAAGCATAGCGTAAGACTTCCCACCACCAGCACTGCCTCCGTACAGGACTTCTCTTTCACCTGCGGCAAGAAAGTTAGTCTGCGGTCCCTCATTCGGTTTAAAGATAACATTATGGGTTTCCTCAACCTCCTTGATATAGTCATGCTCAATTATATTAGGCTGGGGTAGCTCTTTCTTCGTTGTCTTTTTTGCTGTCAAGCCTTTTCTTTTCGATGGCTTCCGCTTTGGCGATTGCCGTTTTCGCATATTCAGCCCATCTGCGTAGGCTTGTAGCTTGTTGTTTTCTGCTTCGCTCATTCTTTACCCGTTTCATTAACCCTACATGGGAGATACTTCTACCTGTATGTGCGCTTAACCAATTAGCAACTTCTCTATACGAGTATTGCTTTAAATACTTTTTAGCAAGTACTAACTTATTAAGTTCATCGGGTATAGGTTTTAGTATCCTATCATCTTCAGGATCAACTATATACCCAAAAGGTATTGTACGTGAAATTCGGGGAATGTCAACCCATTCATTATCAACTTTTACATCAGTGGGCTGTGGTAATTTCCATTTGCCTAGTAGCCTAGTCATCATCTTCTTCTATGTTCTTAGCTGGCATTAACATAACGCCACCCTTTGCTTCTACTTGCATCTTTTCTGTTTTAACCAATCCAGTGCGATCCAGTAGTTCCTTTGCAGAAGCAACTTTATCTTTAATGCCCAATTCCGTGGGGTCATATAAACCACCGACAATAGCCATTGCAGCCTTTGGTGCATTCCTTGCCATATACATTTGAGTTGCTTCAAGTACTTCTTCCTTTATGCCTCTGATTAAATCACTAGTGCTATAGGTATCTGAATACCCCGCTAGTTTCTTAGCAAGTACTACATCACCACCTGCACCATCAAACAATACATTAAGAAATGCTTGTTGTTTTTCTGTAAGTGTACGTGCCATTAATAAAACATCCCACCTTTACGATAATCTTTTACGCCTGTTTTAATTAGACCACCTTTGTTTTTATTACGTTTTGTAATAGGTTCATCGCTACCTTTACCGGGCATATCTGCAGCACTTTTATTTATTTCACGTTCAGCTTTGTCTGCCTTTGCTTTTATTGTTTTATTATCACTATTAGTAGAGCGACCAGAGCTATATCCTTTATCAGACATAGTTTGCTGCACTTCTCTTTCTAAAACTTTTTCATCGTTTTTTCGTAAGATAGGCTGAAAAGGTTTTATAGTTTTCATATATTCTTTTCTTAAAGCCGTCCTTCGTTTTTCTTTTTCAGAAGGAAGTAAATCAGTTTTGTTAAGATTGTTCATTCTTCTTTTAAACAATGCCATAGCTTGTTTTACTTGTGAACGTGCTTGTTTAACTTCACGATTATCTGGTCTTGTGTTTGCTTCAGTCTTAGGCATTATTTTAGTTCCTTATATTTGGGTAAACAATAAGCTATAGCTCTATCTTCTGGTGCTATGCCATGTGTACTATATCGTTTAGTTATTTGATTTGCATAATAGTTGCAGTGTTCAATCGTATTAAATACCATTGTGTCCTCTATACGTTCTCTATCTATGCCAAGATAAACTATTAGTACAAAGGTATACACCTTTACATCATTTCAAAATGAGGGGCATCAATAAATGGTCTACGGCCTTGTGATCTACGTAGGTCTACATAGCTATTCATGGCATCTTCCATAGAACCGTCCCACTCAGCAATGTTACCTACACTCCAAGCTGCGCCCCACTTAATAGGAACACCATGAATACGTGCAGCATCAGCCATAGCGTCAGCTAAATCATCATACATATTCAAAGCCCATGTAATGTTAGGGCCAACATAGGCCACCAGATCAACTGCACGGCCCTCTAGGTGTTTACTTTTCATGGTTTGTGAGGCACCCTTAGCTACCAAGGCTTCCTGCTCGGCTAGGGTACGCATACCGCAAGTTACACCAAAGTCAACTTTAGTCATGTCAATAGCTGTATTAACTACAGTTATTAAATCTGGATTGACACCTTCAAGCCGACCAATGCTACGTGACGATAATTTAAATCCCATTTTGTTTCTCCGCTATGAGCTTTGCTTGCTCTCGTATTTCTTGTTGTTGTTTTTCTAATGCAATAAACTGCTTGTCAATTCCACTTAACTGTGGAATTTTTATCACATTAGTATTACTTTTTTCCAAAGAACTTACTCACTGAACGCATTCCTATAGAGGCACTAACGATTCCACCTAATGCAATCTGATACCACTGAGGCATAGCTTCTAAAGAAGTAAAACCTTGCGCTACTATTTGATTACCCCAATCGCCACAAAAGGCTAGTATCAGTGGGATTGAGAATAGTAAAGTAATCCACTCATCTTTCCATGAGTTTTCTGTAGCCTTTATAGCTTCAATGTCCCAATCAATCTCACCTGTAAGCTGTTTCTTTTTTATTTCAGCTTCAGTTAGTTTTATCTGTGTCTTACCATCTATGATGCTGGTAGCTAAACCTGTAAGACTTCCTATTAGTTGACCAATCATTTTTTATACTTCTCCGTATATGCTTCTTCAAAGCCTTCCTCATGAACATAGTTCTCATGATTGCCCCAAAGTCTTTTAAGATACGAGTCGTATACATCTAAGTAGTCTTGTTCACTATATTCATCAGGGGCTAACCGCCCTTTTACAATCCAAAGGAACCTATTTGCTTCTTTATGTATAAAACTATTTATGCTTCTCATTGCCAAGCCATACCGCAAAACAACCTGTAAGTGCGCCCATACAAATAGATACTAATCCTGATTGTTGTATAGAGGGATCAGGCAATGTCATAAACCAATGTACTGCTTGGTATGTAAGTACAGTAACTGCAAGCATCATAATACGTGGCATGATTTGCCATTTAAGTACTCGCTCCATAATAATTTCTGGCATACTTAACTCCTGTAAGGTTTTACTTTTTTTGCAACCTTTTTAGGTTGAGCCACAAACTGCTTACCCTTAGCCGTGCCTTTTCGTTTGGCACGTGTTGAAGCAGCATACTCAGAATCACTAAGAGACTTAATAGCTTTAGCAGGTAGGTATCTTTCACCAGTAGCTTTAGCCCCCTGTGTAGAGGGCTTGCCACTTTTGGTTCTCCAATCCTGCTTAGTCCACCTGTCAAGACTCTGTTGGCTTTTACTCTTTGCCATTATGCAATTTTTACTAGCTTATAACCTTTTACTTTAGCTGCAGAACGAATGTCTTTAAGTGCCATTGCGCCACCTTTAGCTGCACCCTTCTTAGCCATCCCACCTTTAGCATAGCCTTTTTTAGCCATACCACCTTTTTTCATTTTACCTTTACCGTCCATTGCAAAGGCAGGAACCATCTTACCAGTTTTAGGGTCTTTCTTCATGGGCATACCGCCACGAGCCATACTTTTCTTTTTCATACCGCCACGAGCCATACTTTTCTTTTTCATACCACCACGTGCGTAACCTTTTTTCTTCATAGCCATAGTATTAGTCCTCTCTATATAAATTATTAAATACCCTGTCGGTATCCCAAACATATTCTACATCTTCTTTAGAATTAAATATATGTTGATTAGGTTTAAAATCTGGCGCACCTTCACCTACTTCAAACCACGCTGGATGAGTTACTCTCACTCTATTATTGGGTAACGCAACCATGTTACCTGTATACTCTCCCGCATCTAACAACTCTAATACATGAGACTGTTTATGCTGTGCAGGGTCATCGGCTACTTCACTGTCTGTATAGTCTACTGTGAAGTAATACTTTGCAGGGTAAAACTCCCCATCAACTTTTGCAATCCAAGGTGCAGGACTTGCACGTTCTAATTTATATACTGAGTGCCAATGAGACATACAGTCCCAAGGTTGTGCTAAATACGGTGGTAATTCAGTAGGCCATTCCTCATAAGGAGTATCGGCTACTAGTGCAGTTAAGGGCATTCTAGCCCACATTGCACCACCATGTACATTAGGTTCATCACTGTCATCAGACTCAAAACCAGTAAAGATTACCTGAAAACTCAGTGTTCTATTGGGCATTGTAGTAACTGCAACTACCATACAATGTAAAAACTCACCATGATAGTCTTGCATATTCTTTGTATATTCACGTCTGACCCACGCCTTGAAGTGTGGGATATTACTTTGAAGATAGGGCATTCTCTTTTCTTAACCTCTCTTTTGCTTTCTTAGCAACTGCAACAACAGCCTTCTTGCCCATAACTTTAGCACGTTGTTCCATGACTGTCAAGATTTGAATTTTTCTTGCAAAAGATTTCCCTGATCTTCTTACTCTTCTAACTGTAGCTTCTGCTTCCTTTACTGTACCAAACTTAATCGGTACAGTATCTTTAGGATTTTCATCTGTGTAGAGCCTACGACCAGACCCTTTAGGTTTTTTACCTGTTCCTGTTTTTGGGTCTTTTTGTTTTGCCATTACCTGCTATGCCCTTTAAAGTTTTAGCTTGACCAGCATGTAATTTAGATGCTTTATTTAAGCCTTTGATAACTTTTTTAACTTTAGATTTATTTTGTTTTGTTAGTGCCATTACGACTTATAACCTCCACCTGCTTTTTTATACCGTGCAGCAACAAGCTGTGCTTTACGAGCCGACCACTGACCGGGCCTTCCACCTTTGCTGCCAGCTTTAACGGAGTTAAAAATACGCTTACGCATACTAGGCTTAGTATAATTACCTGCCGCATTAACGGTAGACTTTTTGCCTGATTTCGCCACGTGTTACTCCTATATCTTTAAGAGCTTTATCTGACATATGTTGTAACTGCCAGTATGCTACTCTACGTTCTTGTGCTTGTTGTATTGTTTTAATAAATTTCTTGAACATGGTATGTCTCCTTATGTTTAACCATAAGACAGTTATACCATGTTCAAGTTTAAATAACTACAGCTATTAATGCATTCCCGCTATGCAAGATCAACACAACGGAAAGGGTTGAATTATGATAAGACCACTTTTATTGTTACATCATCGCTGGTAGCTGCTAATATATTCATAATAACAGCATCGCCAACTGCGTCAGGTATTGCTAAAGTATAATTACCTGCCTCTAGTTCTAAATCATTAGCACCGCAGTTAGCCTCTGCAGGACCAAAGTTAATTAAGAACTCTTGATCAGCGTGAAGATGTACAACTTTAAAACCAGTACAAGTGAAGTGTGTAGTATTGCCAGCAGTATTATCTACTGTTTGCTTTGTCTGAACACTCCACTGTAAGGTGTTGGGTTGAAAAGTACCTACAGAAGTAGACATTAATTAATCCCCCCTTAATGTACTGAGTATTCTAGTTCAACAGTAAACCTACCTGCAGATGCATCGCCATTAAGAGTAGTGGTTGCAAACACGTACAAGTTTGTATTTGCAATAGGTGCTTGTACTAGTGGATCAAAAACGTGATACCCTGCTGCATCTAAATCAATATCAATTTCAGTTACTGAGTCAGTAGCAGAAATACGTGGATTAAATGATGCAACTCCTGCACCTACAATTTCTGTACCTGAAGATACAACAGCAGCATTAGTAGCAATGCCAGATGTAGGATTAAGTGCTA